CCCCTCACGGGGGACCTCGAGTCGGGAGCCAACAATGGTTGGACAAAACCTCCCGACTCCCACATAGCCTCGTCAGCTGTGTGGTCGGTGTAAGCCGTGCGACCGAACTGGTCGTCACGGGTGTTGCTTACTACCGTGCGTGTTGTGCTCTTAGACGACGGGTGACACCGCACTAACCATGCGAGGTCACTTCGAATCCAATCACAGGTCCTTTGACAAAGGTAACCAATGATCAGTCGTTTTACAAGCGGCAGATCTGGTACACGCAGAAGAAGCCATACAATCTTAAACTAGCCTACTTCTCTGAAATGAAGGTGCGTGTCTCTGACACGTCCCCAAGTCAGCCGGCCGTGAATAACTGGCCGGGTCCCGGTAACTTTGGGACAAGAAATCAGGCGAAATTTAAGGCTTGGATGCGCTTCAAAGAGCAGCTTGGGGAGAAATCAGAGATGGCTGTTAACTTCGCACAATGGAAGCAAGCAGTCAGCATGATTACTTTGCGGGCTTTACAACTTTACCGCTTTACCCGTGAGCTGAAAAGAGGCAACCTTAAACACGCCGCAGGTTTGCTTGGCATGCCGGAGCCCCCAAAAGGGGCAAAGCATCGCCACGCTAAAAACATCTCTAGCCAGTGGCTAGAGTATTCCTACGGCTGGAAACCTCTGGTTCAAGACATAGGGAATGCTATAGACATCTTGCAAGGTGAACCTAAGTTCGGTCGAGCGCGAGGTCGAGCAAGTAGCCCAATGGAGCTTGTTCATATACCTCCGCCGTTCCTCTGGACGACGGGCACTAAGCAAATGTTTAAGGCGCGCGTGCAATACGACGCGTTCGTTCGGGTTAACAATCCGAATTTAGCATTGGCCAACCAGATGGGTTTTGTCAACCCAGCTACGGTGGCCTGGGAGTTGGTTCCTTTCAGTTTCGTGGTTGATTGGTTCGTGCCAGTCGGAGAATTCCTCTCCAGTTGGACCGATCTAATTGGCTTCGAAGTTACTGATGCCAGCACCTCTATCCAAGAACAGTGTATCTACGATACTTACTGGTCTGGATATCCCTGGACGTCGCGGATTTTTACGACGTCGTTTGACCGAAAGCTCGTAATTGACGATTATGAGTGGTTCATCCCGCCTTTCAAGAGGTTTTCGGTGGCAAGGGCTGCTAACGCTGTTAGCGTCCTTATTCAGCAACTGCCTCGCAAATGAGGCACAGACGATCCTTGAGATCTTTCCAAAGGAGTCATCATGCCTGCAATGGCTGACATCACCGTCAAGAAGAACGACGGTTCGACTAACATTGTTTACGCCGCTAAGGTCCCCTCAGCTGGGGACGACGGCTCCGCAATGTGGAGAAGTGATGCTGCTACGCATCCTTACGCCGGGCTCAAGCCCGAGGTTCGGATGCGCAGTCGCTTCACCGGGGACAGGAAGAAACGCATTTCCGAGATCATCGGTACGTATTTGTCGTACGCGACTGATACAACGACAGGCGTTGCTTCCGCACGAGGCGGCGTCAAGGTCCAGCTGACCGTGACCGTCGACCAAGAAATCGCGCAGGGTGATATCGATGAAGGTATCAGCCAGTTGACGAATTTCATCGTGGATCCCACCACCATTCGTGTCGCGTTGAAGCAAGGGTACGCGCCGACTTAACCGTCGGTACGGCACCTTAACTCAACTAGAGCCTCACGGCTTGAAAGGACACGAATGTTCGCGGAACGCAATGTTTCAGAACTGGCCCTACGCGTATGCGAGGGCCTAGGGGGCTCACGTGCGCTGACAGTAGCGATACTTGTCAGATATCGTGAGTGGGACCAGCTTGCAAGTTTGAGCTGCGCCCCAGGACAATACGATAGTGCGGAGGCATTCTTTCTAGCCTACCAAGCTACTTCGCTCCTTAAAAAGTGCGAGGATCTTCCCACCAGCTTCGACCGCAAGGCCGCTGCTGTTGCATCCTTCTGGGATGGGGAAGCGTGTTGTTTCAGGACCAACGAGCGATTGGGACCGTACCTCAGCCCTAACCAGGCTGATGCGGACCCGCGCATCAGGGAGTTCTTTTTCCTTGTGCGAGAAACTATTCGCTCGTGGATCGGGTCATCCCCGCCGCCTGATATTCAGGTGGAAGGGAGGTTCGGTCCTGGTGCTACTGCTACCGATCGCGGTGCAAAGACCACCGTAGCTCACAAAATGAGCGGTAATCCATCACTGACATCCTCAGCCCGACGTTATCTGCCCTTCTGGGCAAGGACACGCTGGGGCAGCGCTTGCGCTGCGAGGAGAAAGGTCCCGGTCTTTGTCAATGGAAATCGGTTTGCTACCGTTCCAAAGGACGCAACGAAGTATAGGGGCATCTGCTCCGAACCTTCTATTAACGTCTTTTATCAACTTGGCTATGGGAGCCAGTTGAGAGCCAGATTGCGTCGCGCAACTGGCATTGACCTTGATCGGGCACAGGAAGAACACCGGGCAGTCGCCCGGACGGCCAGTAACGACGGCCGCCTGTGTACCTTAGACCTAAAGAATGCAAGCGATTCCGTAGCTACACAACTTGTCAGGTTGTGCCTACCACGGAGGTGGTATGAGGCGTTAGCAAGCCTCAGATCTCCTTTCACGACCATCGAAGGTCGTCGTGTCATGCTGGAGAAGTTCTCTAGCATGGGGAACGGTTACACATTCGAACTTGAGACGATCCTATTCCTGGCCATAAGCCAGGCTGCACTTAAACTCGGGGGTTGCCCCTCCGAACTAAAGGCGGACGTCTACGCATTCGGGGATGACTTGATTGTCCCTTCTAGCGGCGTTGATTGTGTGATTGCGGCTCTTAAATTCTGTGGTATGTCGATAAACACTGCAAAGTCGTTTGTCGACGGATACTTCCGCGAGAGTTGTGGGGGCGACTACTACAGCGGTTACGCTGTACGTCCCTACTTTCTCAAGAAATCACCACATGAACCACAAGAGTACATTGTCGTCGCTAATAGCCTTCGTCAAGTGGGCGAGCGGCTTACCCAATTTGGGTCGGGTCGTTCTATACACAGGGCTTGGTTATTTGCTTTGGATCAGCTACCAACGTGGGTACGCGATTGTCGAGGTCCACCTGACCTTGGCGACATCGTGATCCATGATGCTGAGACAAATTGGTCCGTGAGGACCAAGTCGTCAATCCGATACGTACGGAGCTATAAGCCTGCAGACCACCGCAAGGTGGAGTACCAGGCTTTTCACCCTAGCGTCGTACTAGCTTGCGCTACCTACGGTACTGATGGCGGAGGTGC